ATAATAATTTTTATAAAATATTAAATTTATTATTTAAAATACATTTTTTTAAATCTAATATTAATTAATATATTTCAAGAAAATAGATTAATATTAATCTATTTTCTTAATTCCCGTGCTCCTATATTTAAAATATATATATATATTTAATATGTAAAGCTCATTACATTTATTTAATTGTGAATAAAAATAAGTGTTAAAATATAATAATTAATTTAATTATTATATTTTAATAATAATTGTAATAATATTTAATAAAGTTTTTTATTTTTAGTATAACTGATTATATTTATTTATTAATAATATGTTGTGTATTTTGATTTCTCATTTGATGCTAGAAAATTATTATAATTTTCATTTTCATCTTCTTCATCTAATAAATTATAATTTATATTTTGTGTAAATCTAACATTTTTTTCCTGTTTTTCCTGTTTTTCTATTATTGTTATTTCTTTATTTGTATCATAATTTTTTATTTCAGAGTCTATATTTATAATATTAGATTCTTTATTAGATTCTAAATTAGTTTCTTTATTATTATTAAAATTTAATTTTTTATTTTTTTTGTATAAATTATTAAAATATTTATCAATTTCTTCTTTATCTTCTAATTCTTTTTTTTTTTTAATTTCTTGATACCATAAATATCTTTTCCATAAATATAAAGTTATTATTAATATTATTAAAATAATAATTAAATAATTATATAAGAATGTTAATGTACATTTTAATATTTTTTGTAAAATTTTATACGATTCCGATGGTTCTTTAATTTCATATATTATTTTAATAGGATTTTTGTTAATATATTCATTTATAATATTTTGATCAACTAAATTAGGTTTTAATTTTTTATTAAAAAAATTCATTATAATATATAATCTTATATTTTTTTTAATATAATATAATTTAATATAAAATAACATTAAAAATCTTCAGAAATATCTTGAGAGATATTTGTTAGATCTAATTTTTGATATGTAGTTGTTCTATTTTCAAAAAAATTATTTTTAATTTCAATATTAATATTTTGCATAAATAGAAATGGATTAATTACATTATATAATTTACTATATCCTAAATTTAATAATAATCTATCTGCAGTAAATTCAATATATTGTGACATTAATTGTGAATTCATTCCAATTAATTTACATGGTAAAGATTCAATAATAAATTCTTTCTCTATATTTACACTTTCATTAATCATATCTTTAACTATTTGTTCATCTAATTTATTTACTATTTTTGAATATAATAAATAAGCAAATTCACAATGCATTCCTTCATCTCTTGCAATAAATTCATTTGCCATACAAAAACCTGGCATAATATTTTGTTGTTTTAACCAATAAATTGCACAAAATGATCCTGAAAAAAATATTCCTTCAACTATTGCAAAAGCAATTAATCTTTGAGCAAATTCTGTTTCAGAATTTGCCCAAATTGATGCCCAATTACCCTTTTTTTTAATACATGGAATTTTCTCAATTGCATTAAATAATTCATCTTTTTCATTTTGATCTTTAATTATTTCTTCAATCATAACAGAATATACTTCTGCATGTATAGCTTCCATCGTTCCTTGAAATTGATAACATATTTGAGCTTCTAAAATTTTTATTTCTTTTGAAAAATTATCCATTATATTTAAAAATACTAAACCATCAGATGTTGCAAAAAATGCTAATATATATTTAATAAAATATTGTGTATCTTTATCTAATTTAATATAATCTATATAATCTCTTGATAAATCTAGTTCTTCTCTAGTCCAAAATGATCTTAATTGTTTTTTATATAATCCCCAAATATCATGATGTTTAATTGGAGCAACACATAAACGTTGTTCTTCTTGTAATAATGGTTCAGAACTATTATATTCCATATTATTTAATATAGATATATATTTTAATATAATATTTAAAAAATTCAATTATTTTATTAATTATAATTAATAAAATAATTTATATAAAATAAATTTATAATTAATATTTCTTTGTTATGAAAGATGTTATTAATTTATATTTTAAAAATTCATATACATCATATCTATTTGGATATATATGTTTATCTTCAAATATATTTATCCAATCATAATTATCAAATTCTTCAAAATATTTTATTTTAATATTTTCAGATATTTCATCTGTTAATATAAAATTATTTCCTGTTTTAGAATTAATTGTTTCTACAATCTTTAATAATGATATTGATTGTATTTCTAGATCAAAATCAAATTCATTATTTTGAATTTCTAATTTAATGGGTTCTAATGAATGACATATTTTAAAATCTATTTCATCTAAATGGATTTTTATTCGTATAAACTCAAAAATATAAAAATAATCATGCATTTTTTGTTTTATATCTCTAATATCTGTCTCAATAAATTGATTAATATAGTTAACTCCTAATGGATCTGGAGAGTTATAATCATAATATATTACATCTCTTTGATCTAATAAATTGACATACATATTATGATATTTATCAAGAAATCTTAATTCAGATGAATTTATAATTCTTGGTAATTTTTGAATAATTAATGATAATTCATCATATATTTTTACAAATTCATAAATATCTTGTGAATTTTTTAATTTTTCTAATAATTTATTAATTAATTTTAAATTATATCGTAAATTATCAGAATTATAATGTTGAATTATGTTAAATATATCAGATGATGGATATATTAAACCATTTTGTTCACCATATTTTGTATCTAACATTATTGGATGTAGATCATAATAAAATGATATTGAAACATCAGTTCTATCCTCATCATCTCTGACTAATTCTTCTTCTTCCTCTGGCCAATAAATTTTTTTAATATATTTAGTAATATCGGTAAAGATAGAGTTAGATGATTGTATCGCAGGAATTCCTTCTTCAATAAATTTATCATAAATATCTTCAATTTTTTTATTTTTTAATTGTTTTATATGTTTCTTTATAAATTTCATTGTAATTTTACTTCTTTTAATGGAAAGATTATCAAATACTTGTAATTGATAATCTTTTTGAAGTTGAAATTGTTCTTGAAAATGATAAAAATTTGTTCCAGACTCTAAATATCCAGATCTATATTCAAAATAATAATTTAATCCTGCATATTCTTGATATAAATATAATCCTGCATCTAAATCCGATAATGTAGATATACTATTAATTATTAAATCTAATAATATTAAGATTATATTAGATTTATCAGAAAAATTAGTATAATATAATGATTCTAAGAGAATTATTATATTATCCATATCTAAAAATTTAAAAATATTTGCATATTGAATATTTAGACATAGCAAAAAATTAGTTTTTTTTTTGCAATTTTTTGTGATGTTATCAAGATAATCAGATTTGAATTGTTGTAGTGGATTACCACTTAAAAAAGAAGATTCATCAATGGAAGTTGATATAAATTGGAATAAATTAGAATATTTAAAATTATTTGTTATATTATTTATTATATTATTTGTTATATTATATTAAATATAATATAATATAATATAATATAACAAATAATTCTAAATATCGTAATTATTATAAATATATAAATTCAATTTTTTTTAAATATAATATTAATATATATGATAAATAGTAGGGAAAATATAAAAAATATTATAAATAAAATATTTAAATATATTATTTTATTTAGTATAGTTTTAATATCCTGTCATTTAATTTTAAAAGATAAAATATTATTATTTCAATCTATTTTAATTAGTTTAATATGTTGTACAACATATATAATAATTGAACAAGTATCACCAACTTATATTGTAAATTATGAAATAAAGTCACAATGATAAAATAAATTCCCATTTATTATGATGACATATTTTCTTCCATATTTCATCATGTTCTTGTAATTTTTCTCTAGATTTGAGATATGGAAAATATATAATAAAATCATCTTCTTCTAATAATTCAAATATTTTATGAAATACATAGTTATTATTTAAAAAATTTTTACGGATAGAACCTTTAAAATTAATCCATGGTTCTTGAACTTCTTTAAACATTGTTCTTACTTTTTCTTCTAATTCTCTAGACATTGTTGGTGGTGGTATTCCGTTTAATTTATTAATTATATAAGGAATATGTTCATAGAATGAATTTAGATTTAAACTTTTTAATATATTGCGCATAACTTTATTATCTAATTTAGATAAATCTTTAATTTTCATTTCATTTAATTTTTTTATAATTTTTTCAAATATTTCATCAGGAATATCAGTTGATTCTTTTCCTTGACATTGATTTAATAATTCTGAAAAATGATTTATTCTTTTATATCCATTAGTTTTATTTTCTATTAATGGATCTTTATAATTTGGTTTATCTGAATCAATTAAAATATATTCAGATTCTCCACAATTTGTACATATTAAAAAACCATCTTGTAAATGTAGAGTTTTTTCAATTTTACAATTTGAACAAATTTTTATTTGAGAAATTATTTCTTTTTTTAATTCAGTATTTTTAGTTATTTTCATATATTTATTAAATAAATTATATTTATCATCATTATTATTATCATTATTATTTTTTAAATCTTTAATTCTTATAAAAAAATCATTTAAATCTTCCATTGGTTCAATTTTTTTATTATTTTTTATATTATCTTCATCGTAATATTTAAATAAAATATCAGCAGTATCATTAAAATAATTTAATTCATCTTCATTATTTTCAATATTAGATATTTCTTCTTTTAATTCATTAATTTTATCATTTAATTCATTTTTAGTTTTATTTTTTTCAAAAATATTATCTAATTTATTTAATTCATCATTATAAATATTTATTAAATTTATATATTCTTCATTTTTTTTATTTTGTTTATTTTTACATGAAGTTTCAGAAATTATTATATTTGCAATTTGATTATTTTTTGATTTTTTTGGTTTATTACTATTTTTTAAAATATTTTTTTCTAAATTATTTATTTCATTTTGATACATTATTTTCTGTTTGTTATTATATTCTTCATTATCTATTTTTTTAAATTCATTCATTTTTTTTTCTAATTTTATTTTTAATTTAGGTAAATTTTCTTTTTTTTTTTCAAAGTCTTTCATGATCTCATTATGCTTTGCATCTAATGTTCCATGTATTATTGCAGATTTTTTTAAAACATTCTGACAAAATGTCGAATATTTTATATTTTTATCTTTAAAATTAGACATTTATATAATAATTAAAATTTAAAAAACTTTAAATAAATGTTTATAAAAAAAAACATATAAAAAATATTATAAGATTATATTTTTTATTTATTTTTATTAGCGTTTTAATTTCTGAAAAAAAATTTTCTCAATATATATTATATATAAAATGGCTGGAGGTTTAATGCAATTAGTCGCTTATGGTGCTCAAGATGTATATTTAACTGGTAACCCTCAAATTACTTTCTGGAAAGTAGTATATAGAAGACATACTAATTTTGCCGTAGAATCTATTGAACAAGTTTTTAATGGTTCTGGAGATTTTGGCAAAAAAGTCGTTTGTCAAATTCAAAGAAATGGTGATTTAATCACTAAAATGTATTTAAGAGTTCAATTACCTGAACTTTTAGTAGGACAAGCATGGGTTTCAAAAGTTGGACATGCTATGCTTAAAACTGTTGAATTAAATATTGGTGGTACTACCATTGATAAACATTGGGGTGATTGGTTTAATGTTTGGTATGAATTAGCCAGAAAATTTGCCCATGATAGAGGTTATGATCAAATGATTGGTAATACTGATGCCTTAACTATTCCTAACTCATCAGCAGGTACTCCTCCTGCAACTCTTTGGATTCCATTATATTTCTTTCATTGCAGAAATGATGGTCTAGCTCTACCTCTAATTGCTACTCAATATCATGATACTAGAATTGAAATTGAATTTAACCCACTTACATCATTAATTGTTGGTTATACTGATGGTACAAATACTGCTAATAATGGAGCAATCACATCTAAATTATCAGGAAAAAATTTAGCAGCATGTTCATTATTTGTTGATTATGTTTACTTAGATTCTGAAGAAAGAAAGAAATTTGCTCAAGCTTCTCATGAATATCTAATTGAACAACTTCAATTTACTGGTTCTGAATCTGTAAATTCTCCTAATTCTAAATTTAGATTAAATTTTAACCATCCTTGCAAAGCTTTATATTGGAATATTCAACAAAATCAATACCGTAACGGATCATCATTTTTAGCTTATAATCCTAAAGATTGGTATCAAACTGCTGTAAATGCAACCAAACGTGCTGCTTTAATGTTTTTAGAATTAGATGTTGCTACTGGAATTTACAGTACAAATAATGTTACAGTTAATCCAAGTACTAATGTTAATAGTGCATTATGTACTTCATTCTTACAAGCTCTTGGAGCTGCACGTGTTGCATATGTTGATTTAAGTAGTAATTCAGTTGGTATGGGTCTTAATCCTGAAATTGCTAATCTTATTGTTCTAGGACCTTCATTGACTGATGATTTAATTTCTATCCCAATTGAAGTATTAGTTACATTTTTCCAAACATCTGGTTCACCATATACCAGACCTGGACGTTATACTAATGGAGATGCCAGTGAATTAAAAGATGTATATGTCCAACAATATGATAACTATGGTGTCTTTTTAAATGGTAAAGTTAATCCATGTGAACAAGTTCTTTTACAACTTAATGGACAAGATCGTTTCTCTTCTAGAGACGGAATGTATTTTAATTATGTACAACCATGGCAATGTCAATCTAACACTCCTGCAGATGGTATCAATATGTATTCTTTTGCTCTTAACCCAGAAGAACATCAACCATCTGGAACATGTAATATGTCCAGAATTGACAATGCAACATTAAATATTAATTTTATTACTACATACTATGTATATACTGATGGTAATGCAAATTCTAATCAAAAAAATCAACTTTCTAATTCACCACTTGAACCATCTAAAAAATCAATATTTAATGTATATGCTACTAATTATAATGTTCTAAGAATAATGAGTGGAATGGCGGGTCTTGCCTATAGTAATTAAGAACCTTTGTAAAATGTATGGTAAAATATTTATACTTTTTTATCTTTATAAACAAAAAATTGAAATAAATATATTTAAAGAATATTTTATATATAATACTATATATAAAATGTCCGACTTTCCTGAAAAAATCCCTCGTCATATTAACATTAAAAAAACTCGTGGAGTTGTAGAAATTGTACAAGCTCCAGTTACAAAAATTGTTAGTAGAAAAATTGTTACTGAAACAATTGTTCCAGGAAAATATAAAACTATTGTTCCAGCATGTACAACAAAAGAAATTAATCATCAAATTATTGATTATAATAATAATCAATATATTGTTGGTTATTGTCCTTATGTTGATAATGATATTTTATTTGTTATTGATTATATAAATGAAGAACAATATAAAAAATTTATAAATAGAGATTGGCATTATCGTTCAGATGGTGGTTATATTGCTTCAACAGCATATGGTGATGATAATAATAAAAAAGATTTATATCTTCATAATTATGTTATGGATAAATTAACTTTTAATGGCAAAGGACAACATCATTCACTTGATCATATCAATAGAGTTGGTCGTGATAATCGTAAATGTAATCTTAGAGAATTATCTCAATCTCATCAAAATATGAATCAAGTTAAAAGAAAACGAGATATTGTTCTTCCTGAAAATTGTAATATTGATGCAGATAATATTCCAAAGAATATATATTTTAAACCAGGTTCTGGAGCACATGGTGATCAATTTTATATAGAAATTAGAACTCCTGACATTGTTTCTATATTATGTAAAGATGATGATGATAAAAAAAGATTTAGATGGTTTGGCACAAAGTCAAAAACATTAGATTTACGTGTTAAATTACAACATGCTATTAATAAATTAGAAGAATTACGCAAAGAATATCCATCAATTGCAGATTTAATTTATGCTGTTGAAAATGTTCAAGAAAAAAATGAATTAATATCAAGTTTTAATGACATATTAGAATTAACAACATATCCAAAACATGTTATTGAAAAAAATAAAGGTGTTTTATTAGAACAAATAAAACCAATACCAATTGAACATGTTCAAGAACAACTTGTCAAAGAAATTGAAGAAAAAACAATTAGAGGTATTAAATCTCATTTACCTGAAGATTGTGGAATAACTCCGCAAATGATACCTAAACATTGTTATTATAAACCTGAATCAGATACTCGTGGTTGTAAATTTATTATTGATCGTCATCCTAAATTATTAAATATGGGAAAAAGATTATGGGCAACAACAGAATCTAAAAAAATAACAATAAAACAAAAATTTGATTTATTATTAGAAAAATTAAATGAATTAAATTCATAATTAATTCATCATATTATTAAATTTATCAACAATATATTTATT